GGGAAAATCCGCAAAACAAACAAACCCGGACTTGGCCGCAAAGTACATGGAAGCAGATAGCGAGTATGCTCTGACCGAAGAAATTATGAACAAGATGCAGGTTCTTTCCATACAGGCGCAGTCCCTAAACCAGTCGTACAAGAATGCGAAATGGGCGGCTCAGTACCTGGAGGCTAAATCCGAGTGGTATAGGTTTGCAGAAATCGACGGCGCACAAAAGGGTCGATTTTTTATTAAAGATTAAAAGATTGTTTCCATGGACTCTGGAAAGAGAAAGCGTCTCAATGTATCCGAGTGTCGTGTTTGCTGGGAAGAAATGATCAGTCCTGTGATTGTTTGCGCATTTGGCCACACCATGTGCGTCTGCTGTGTCGAGAAAACTGCTGCGACCGAGCCTGTGGTACTCGAGCCACGCTACAGTTCCCCGGAGCATTCCAGATCTAAACTAAAATGTCCCTTTTGTAAAAGCAAAAGCAAGCTCTTGATGACGGATCAGGGGATCACGGGCATCGCTGGCGTATCTGACTCGGAAGCCGAACGGATGGACCAGGAGTTGACTGACGTCCGAGTATGTCGTCACTGTAGCGTCCGTTCGTTCAAGAAGGTGGCAGAGACGATTCGGCACGAGCTGCTTGGTTGCGACATGCGTCCTGTAAAGTGTCCGAGCCCAGAGTGCACCTTCTACGGACCTGCGAAGAACTTTAAAACCCACTGGGAAACAGAATGCAAAAACCTGCGAGCCTCGTGCGCCTGCGCTTTCCGCGGACGATACACCGATTGCGTTGCTCACTCCAGAGTCCACAACATGGTTACGTATATGAAGGCAAATATTAGCAATTTGGAACGAGTCATCGTGCGTCATCCCCAACAATCTCCCGGATGGTGGGATGTCATGGCGTTCAAGTTGAAAACTTCATGCGACGCCCTAGAATGCGCGCTTCAGCTGACGGAGGGCATGGACCAAGCCACCAGAACGAGCATTGTCTCCGCCACGTACGACGACCACGACGCTGACGCTGACTCTGAGGATGGTCAAATAGAAGGCGAAGAAAGTGATGTTTCTGAATAAAGAAAAAAAATTAACTTGTTATTATTTTGTTTCCAGTTTACTCAACCTAATGGAACTATATAATAATTCTCCAATGACTCTGAAACTCGAAGACATGAACAAACATCCCCGAGATGAATTTATTACATTCGAACCAGGACCTCATACATATCAGATTCATGGAGAGGATGGGTTTGTTTCTGTGACGACTCTCATCCACGGGTTGTTTCCGCCTTTCGATGGTGCCAAAATCGCCAAAGCAATGGTGGAAAACAAAAATTTTCCCAAAGCATACGCCTACAAAAAGTACCGACATTTACTGAAGCCCGGCCAAACTACCGAAGAGCGCGTCAAGCTGATTTTGCAGGCGTGGGATAAGCTTCGTGACGAAGCGGCGTCGCTTGGGACCATTATGCACAGTACAATCGAAAGGCATTTCAATGAACCTGTGCCTGGTAAACTCCCGAGTCGGACTCCAGAAATGAACATGTTTCATGAATTCGCAAAGGAACAGATTCGGGTTGGTAAGAGACCATATCGGACCGAATGGATGATTTACGACGAAGAGTTTCGGGTGTGCGGGTCGGTGGATATGATTTTTCGCGACGCGGATGGATTTTTCTACATTGTAGATTGGAAGAGAAGCAAAAAAATTTCAAAGTGGGGCAAGTGGGATGGCTATGGTCCGCTACAAGAATTCGGCAAGAGGGTTTCCAATTGCAACTTTAGTCACTATACTCTCCAGCTAAATATCTACAAGTACATCCTAGAGAAGCGGTATGGAATCAAGATCAAGGGAATGTCTATTGTAGTGCTTCATCCCAATGCTTCAAAATACGAAGAGCACCAAATCGACGACAGGAGCGAATTGGCTGCCAAGTGTGTTCAGCATCATTACTTTACGCGAACATTCGGAATTCCGCAGAATGTGTAGATTATTATCTTGTTCAAAAATAAAAAAAAACCAATAATGGCAAGTAACAATGGGTTTTCTAGTTCATTGTGGGGAAGTTGTTTGTGGTATATTCTAGAGATGATTTCTTTTAATTATCCTGAAAAGCCAAGTGAAGAAGAAAAAAGTCGTTACAAGACATTTGTTTGCTCTTTACAATATGTGTTGCCATGCAAAACGTGTCGAGACAATATGCAAAAATACTTGCCTTATTCAAGACTGACCGCTGCGTTGCGGAATAGAGATACATTTAGTAAGTGGATGTATTCATTTAGGAGACATGTTTCTAGTTCACTGGGCAAAGCCCCCACGAAAACATACGAAACATCAAAAAAGTTTTACGACATCCTCAGAAGCCGAGATGACATACCGAATCAGAATAAATGCACTGTTCATATCATCCCTTTAGAGGAAGCATGCGCTCCGGTTGTCATCAAGCGCTCTTGTGTGGATCGTCTTACAAAGTAGACTTTCTTTTTTCTGCCAACAATACATCAGAACATTTGTTTCGGTCGTATCTTTGAAAATAACCCATGTCTCTGAACGTATCGTACTCGGCTGACTCGGCGTCTCCGCGAGTCGCCTTGACGTTTTGGAAAAAATCTCTCGACTGAATACAATAGTGATTGAGTTGTAATTTGCATTCTTGTAGATTGGTACTGGGAAGAATGGGGTCGGTAGAACAATGGCGTCCGTCCGAGGTCGTGGTCGTGGTCAAAGTTTCGTGGGCGTGAATCCTGAATTGGACAAGGTTGCTGCATCGTACAATTCCTTTGACTTCGATTTCTTTCGGAGTAGACCATGTTTTGGTAAATCCTTGGACAATGGATGGGGGCTGAGTAAGGTGGCCCGCGCTCCCAAACATTGTCCAGTGAACGAGAATCTGTCCTACATCTTCGGGAAGTGTTTCTAGATAACTCTGGATGGTCTGATCTTTGGCGAATAGAAACTCGTCCAGATCTACAACCGCAACCCACTTGGAATCACGTACAACTTTTTCTCTAATTGTATTATACAGAAATGTCTGTGAGTGCCTCAGGTCTGACTGTGTGTATGTGATGTATTCCTGATACGGCTTTACTTTTTCCTTCCAATCATCTGTGCTGTCGTTGTCTATTAAATAAAAATGTTCGCATCCTTCTTGTAAGTAATGTTCGATCCATTCGGCGATTGCATGCGATTCGTTTTTAAATATTGCCACCACAACAAACGTATACATTTTTTTTATTTAGAATCAATTTCCAATATCATCTTCCTGAAAGACCAGACCCGCAACGTGGCTATCGCAGGAATGAAAACATATTTATAGTCAGTACAATACATATTAATCAACACGCCCACGAATATGCCAGCAGAAGATGCAACAGAATTTACTATGGTAAGTTTCATGTAGGTTTTGGCAAGATCTTCCGGTCCAATCGTTTGGCACGCCTTGGCGTTGATAGCGCCCATAAACATAAATGCCGGGCTGTGGAGCGCGCTTGCCAAACTAGAGACAGGCACAAACGCCGAGGTCGGTAAAAGCGGCGTCGCTGTCTCAAGAAGATACGCGGTTTGTTGAAGCATCATAGCCGGTTTCCAGAGCACGCTTGGATTGCTGTTGGCCGAGGAGTATTTTATGAATAACAAACTAGACAGGTTTCCAATCCCTTCTTTGACCATCCAAAAGTGCGGAATGGTCGAAGATGCATCGAGCATCGAATGAACTCCGATCGATGCTTGTGTAGCACCCAATGTATTTGTTATAAAACTCCATTTGGCAAATCTAGCCCACGACATGATCAGTCACTCCGAATTCAGAGGCCCCTCTAGGACTCGAGGCTCCAAACCAGTCCGGAAAACGTGGCCAAGGAAGGCGCGTCGACCTGCTCCTCTGGTTCTGGGATCGCACCGCCGAAACGTTATTGTACCCCAAAAAGCAGAATGGCGCGTTCCGGCCGATTCCGAAGAGCGGCAAAACACACCTCAGTTTGTGGTCAACGCGATGGCTCTTATTTTCCCGATAGACGGAAGGATTCTGATTTATGGTTACTGGTTTTCTGTGACTCTATTGTCTTGCTTTTTTCAACACGGAAAGCTTATTTTCATCATTCTCAACCGGGCCAACAACCGCATCTTTAATGCATCCAAGTTCGTGGCGGATTCCGTTCATTTGTTTCACAATCTCGGTGCCGAATTCCAAACACGGCGAACGGCCCAAGGAAAGCCAATCCTCTACAACCGTCAAAGCGTTCCGGAAACACTTACCATATATGTATCGGCGCCCAATTACTCTGATTTTGCCACCAAACGTCTCAACCGCATGCTTTCTCCTTTTATTCTGCAGTACGGTTCGGGCGAAACCGAATTTCTAGACATGCTTGCATTCCTGAAAGCAACCGGTCCATGCGGTTGGTTCCTCCCATCGTTTGTCCGAACTTGCTTTCCCCCCGGTTATTCTCCACCGCTCGGAATCCACATCCCCAAGATTCTTTGTCAGTTCAAGCAATCTATGGGCGAGAAGAAAGAGTGTTTAGACAAGATCAATTGTTCGTGCTCCGCCATCATCGACTCCATCAAAAGTCATCAAGAAAAAGACATGGCTCGGCTTGCATTTCGTACAGTTTCGGCCGTTCCAACCAATCTTTGCCTCCAACTCATTTATCATTTTGCTCCATTTGTCTCTAAATTGTCGCAATGTCCAGAGCGATTGTACTTTCCCAAAGGGGATGCGCTTTTGTGTTGCGAAGAAAAATAAAATGCAAACACGTAAATGAAAAAATGCTAAAAGATATCTTTCAGCAGCCTTGTTTAAACAGCAGAATCTTAATTATCGGCACTGACACTGAAGAATTCACCAAATACCTCCTTACTATTCTATCGGATGATTTCTCTACCCATGTAGTTAATTATGTTGACTATCGATCCATGCAGCACCTGAGACACAAGGACAATATAATTGTATGTTCCGCTGCAGCTAGATCTGGATTGACAGATATTTTTGGAGTTGTAGTAATTGAAAAAAATGAAAAGTACAATATTCAAGTGCAACATTATAAAAATTGTTTTTTATTATCGACGTGGTCGTTCGACCAAGAGATGGCATTAAAATTCCTAGAACTCGATCCAGTTTTTATAGCAAGGGATTTACAAAGAGTTGTTTGTTCCTACATTGACTAACTTTTCTTGTAACGACACCAATTCCTTCCAGTCTATGGCGCACCGAAGGATTTTTTTCTTTTGGACGATTCCGTGGCACCGAAGAATAACCGGCGCAATTCCAAACAACAATTGTCCGTCCATGAAAGGCAACCGTTCCTTGAGTTGCGCCAACTTGGACACGAGTTGCGCGGGGGTCTCGGAGGGCTTGTATGCGTGCACTTTCTTGTAATGATGATCCAGATACCTTTCGGATTTTTCGCATATATGGCAAGTCAGGTTTTCGCATTCCAACAACAGATGGCGCTCGGCCTTATCCTGGTGGATGAATTTGCCGCAGCTGGGACACGCAAACATTTCTAAAACTTTGTGCGTTGTGTTGAGATGCTTGATGATATTCACCGGCGTGTCCAATCGGTTCTTACAAAGGGGGCACGGCACCTTTTTCTTCTTTTGCGCAAACACAAAGCTTGGAGGAATGCTTATGCGGCCGGGACGCTCGCATTTTGGACACAATGTGCTTTGCCGGTCCTTCGCGACTATCTTGTAGCTGGACTTGGTAGTTTCGTCCTTTTCCAATTTCATGTGGTCGGATTGATTCTTGAGGTAGCAAGGAATGCAGCAGTAGGAGTTGCATTGCCAATAGTCACATACGGAAAGATAGACCGAATGCTTGCTTGTAGGCTTGCAAAACACGCACTCTTGATCAGTCATTTTGAAAAATGAAAAATGAAAAAGAAAGACTCTTTAAACGAATTAAAAAACTTTATTTTAACGTGCTCTGGGGTTGTTGAGTTTCTGGCTGAGTTGGAGGATCTGGGGCTGAATCTAGTAGTTGCTGGGAGGGAGGAGACGGAGCTGGAGCTGGAGCTGGAGCTGGAGCTGGAGCTGGAGCTGGAGCTGGGAGTTGCTGGGAGGGAAGAGGTAGAGCTGGAGCTGGGAGTTGCTGGGAGGGAAGAGCTAGAGCTGGAACTGGAACTGGAGCTGGAGCTGGAGCTTGGATTTGCTGGGAGGTAAGATCTGGAGCTTGGATTTGCTGGGAGGGAAGAGCTGGAGCTGGAGCTGGAACTGGGAGTTGCTGGGAGGGAGGAGCTGGAACGGTGAGTTGCTGGGAGGGAGGAGATGGAGCTGCGAGTTGCTGGGAGGGAGCTTGGAAATGCTGTGCGGTTAATGGTAAAGGTTGATAGGTCTGGGCAGGAGAAAATTGGTATTGATCCTGATCTTGTTTGTGGACATATTGTAGACTATCATTGTATGGCAGTTTCCATAAAGTATTCAAGACGTGTTTACATAGATGGCCAATATATTGCAAATCAAACATTCTATCAATGAGAGTGGGGAATCCCTGTAGCCAAGTTGGTTTTTTGTTTGCCTGTATCAATAGATCTACGTCAACCAGTTGTATTTTGAAATTGCATAATTCGCACAGATCGATACATAACTGCGAAGCGGGGTCGCCGTGTCTTACAAACAAAACATACCTAGTCGACATTTTCTTGCTGGTTTGTCTTTTCCCAATGTTTTTACAACTCTTGGTCGAATATGAAACAATACCAGGGTCGGG